GGGGGATGCTCTGCAAGATCCCCAAAGATGGAAAGTATACCATCCCTCTGATTCTGCTCGCTAAGTAGAAGACCACTTAGCAAAGCGAGTCACGTGAAGAAAGGAGCTGACAAAAGCTCCAACTTGACCTCAACCTGTAAACCGGTATGAGGTGTTAGGTAGGTTAATGCCCCCTAAAGAAGGAAGGTAGATAATCTTGCGCAGTCCATGGCAAGAATAACGACCACCCACTCGAAGGGCATACCCTAACTAACTTCGTACGCGTCTTGCGACGCTCAGCGAAGGGGACAGGTGATGTACTACCGGTTAGAGCTCCCCTAGTGAGTGCTACATTGTAGCCTGCATACCTCTTGACCATAATATCAGGCCAGGGGTCCTTCCTAATCTCTAGCCAACTCCATGACATAGTTTTTCTATGCCACCGAGCAAATCTAGATGCTAGGAAGACATCGAGAGGAACCTCTAGAGCTGTGTCAACGTTCCCTTTATAAGGGCGCGTAAAGCATAGCTGAGGAGGAATGAGAGACTCGAGATATTCGAGAGCCTCATGAAAGATACATTTCCACGTATCCTTCGACCTCGCGAGATTGCAGAACTTGAAAATGTTTTCGACTGAGTCGAATGCATAGTCAAGGCTCACTGGTCTAACATCCTCGCCCACGAACCAATCTGCACCACAAGATTCCCTGAAAGGACCCGAAATGAAGGTCTTATCAGGGTTAGCTGTAAACCCGCAAACTCTTAGCAGTTCGAGTACGCGGGGTGCAATAGAAGCTCTCACAATGATATCGTCACCGTAAACCGAATAATCTGGTTTATGGTGAGACTCATGTGAGGCGACTTCGCACAGCGACGCAAAGATAAGCGTCTCAAGTGGAAAGCAGAAGCCGTTACCCATCGTCGTAAACTTATGATATCGTGTTAGACGACCATCAATAGAATACGACTTGGACCTGATCGAATCGAGAAAATCGAACCAATCAGGTGGGAGCATGTAGCGACAAAGTTCAATACTTATGCTATCACTAGCAGAAGATAGATCTATTGTCACATATGCATCATCACCGCCTAAACTTCCCTTTCGGGCGAGTTCTTGGTTAAGTGACTGATCGGAAAGATCGATGCCGACACGGGTAAGGCGTTTCCGCATTACCTGATCGACACCTTTCTGTACGAACCCATTAAGCAACGGCTCAACCGCTATAGTCCTTTCGGTCTTAGCGGTCTTCGGTACGAACGCTAATTTATTGTAGTCTATCATGGATGCCTTGTGCGAATATCGAGAAAACAAAATCTCGTTATCTGCATGGTAATACGGGGTCCCGGGCTCTCCGGTAAGGAGTTCCCAAATAAGCGGATCCCGTGAAATTGCGGCATATCCATAATAGAAGGCGCTTGGGGTCACGGTCCACTTTTCGGCTAAAAGCTTTCTAGCCGAATTTGTAGCATTTCCGTGAACACCCATTGACGCACCCGGTCCAAAATCGCAGTGATCCCATACGTCAGAGAGAGACAAATCTCCGAGTGTGTATGTGATCCACGAACGTGCCTTACTTAAGGCAAGTTCGTGCGGACTCCGCCATTTCTGGTAGAGAGAGAACCTTTGATTCATTCGCTTGCACTTGTGCTCGCTCTTGAGGAAGGTCTCAGTAGCCTTAGCCCGTGGGTCAAAAGAAACAGTCCCAGTAGGCCAAGGATACTTCCGTATGACTGCAGATAACTGATTCAGCAGCAAATGCTCAGCTGCCGTCCGAAACACTGTGGACGAGATTGAATCAGCGACTAAGATAAGGTTCGTGTAGTCTCTCGCATCTAAAAGACGAGATAGTTCACGCGCTTTATCGTGGTCGGTGGACCTCAGCAAAACACTCAAGAAACCGACGTAGTTATTTAACGACTGGTTCTTGAGCCTGTTGTTGCACCGGCGAAGGTGATCCAACATTGGGGATTTCATAACGATCTCCTCTAAAGTTGAAACCGAACATTGTATGCGGTCCCATGACGATCCAAGCCACCAAAATAAGAATGGTGACAACCAAAACGATAGCATTGATCTTCATCAGCTGGTATTACCCAGAAATGACGGAGTTCTTTACCATCGTCTTGAAAGCGGCGCTTGCAATAAACGCCCCAAGATCGGCACAGATCGTGTCAATGTCAGCCGTCGCCGTGCCTACAGGAATACTGAAACTGGTTTCTGTAATGCTCTCACCAGTTGTGGTGAGAGCGCCAGTCAAAGTATGGGTGCGGGTCAACTTAAACGCCTGCCGATTTACACCCGAAAATACGGACGTCGGTTTCGGCATAACACGACTAACGCGAAGATCATCTTTCACGCTAGAGGTGTGCGCCGGACCAACGTAAGCCGCGGCTTGCGCCGAGGGGTACGTATCAAGGGTATAGCTCTTTGCATTAACTGTCAAAGCCATGAGGTTTTGAAACCTTTAATAAAGGGTTGGGAAAACAAAAGAACTAGAGCTGGCGAGTATTAGTGTTTTTCGAAACTGATACTGCTAAGAAGCTGCAAAAGCAGCGTCGAAGCATCCATGCAGCGAACCCACTCATCGAGCTTAAAGTCGCTCTTTAAGGAGAGTTTGCTATCATAGGCACCAAAACTAGTCCGTTGTGTGGTTATATCTGTCATAAGATAGGAATCACCACATGAACCCGTAAATACCCATGAATCCGTCGGGTTGAGATCAGTAACGAGAACACATTGTACATTTTGTGTAACAATGCGCCTCGTCGTCAGAGCTCCGACCTGAGGTTCAAGGGTAACCCTCGGAATGTTCGCATATATCATATCACCGATATTAACGAACCAATCCACGACGAAAGACAGCTTAGTAAGTTCCCAAGGCACTGCGACGAGATTATGGAGCGTAAGCCCCAACTCGTCAAAGATATTAGGAACATACTTATCATAGAATACGGCCCGACAAGAGAACTGGTCGGCCCGAGATACTAGATAAGACAGCTGAATATACGTCGTTGATCCAGTAGGCGATGTAGTCCCGTTCGTTACGATAGAACCGTTTGCACGGGATCTAACGATACGGACAGGCATTTCATCGCGAACCTTCTTGAGGGCCTTAATACCAGCCTTGACGTCGTTCATTAAAGGAGTAATCCCGTAACGAAAACGAAGCCATTCAGCAGAGACAAATACGATAAGATCATTGGCTTGTCCCCGAGTCCTCTTGATTGTGTTCTTACGCTTACCGTGACGACGAAAGTCGCGCACGAAGCGCTGAACATTTTCAAGCGGATGTCGAAGCATAGCAAAAGTCTTATCGATTTCGGCTAATGACTCAACGTAATTAGCCGCACCAGATTGTCTATTTGCTAGACATTTGGTAGTTACCTCTGCTCGGAGTCTATCAAGCTCGTTTGTACCAAGTAAGCCTTGCGGCCCACCGGTCAATGGACTTACTAGAGTATGATAGTAGTACGTGCCTGCGGCTTTCGAATGTTTGTACACCGATTTAATGTTCGGTGAGAAACAAACGTCAGCATAACTGGTCTGGGTCATATCAGCAGAACCGAGTAACTTACGGGACTGAGTATATGAGTAAAAACCATTGACGATTATATCGCCACGTTTCTTACGTTTCCAGTATCCAATCGCGACCTCGTCGACAGTCGTCTTCTTTTCACCTTGACTCACTACAGGAACACCGAAAGTATAGTCAGCGTATGGAACCGTTACACGGTTCGCACACGAGGCTGGAAATTGGGTGATCTCATAATGAAGAGGTGAATCGATAGCGCCTTTCGTGCGAGTTCGCAGCATGTACTAACTCCAAAGTGGTTTAAGTATTTTCCCGTAAGGGGTGGCCATATCGGCCACAGACATCCCGTTCCTAATCTAAGATGAGAGTTTCACAACGCTCATCGGGGAGGATCGCATCCGCAATGCCGAAACCAATCCTGACATCATCAACCCGAGAATGGAAAGCGGTGATAACAACATCGTTATCACCACCATCCATATCGAGTTGATAGCAGGACTGGAAAAGGATTTCGTCATTCTTTCCGAAGGTTATAACCAATAACTGGTTAGACTTAAGAACGATAGACGTGCGCATACGACCTCCAAGGTTAGGGAC